CGGGAGACGGCTCGTCGCTGTCGCTGGACTTCCTGACCAGCAACACCCTCGACCCGCGCGTTACGTTCAGCCGCACGACGAACGCCACGCTGGTCGATAGCACCGGGCGGGTGACCTACGCGCCGAACAATCTGGTGACGAACAGCGAGGCGTTTGATAACGCGAGTTGGACTAAGGTACGCGTAAGCATTTCTGCGAACGCGACGACTGGGCCGAATGGAACGACAACTGCCGACAAGCTGGTAGAAGACACCTCGACGGGTACGCACATCATTCAAATGCAGGGTAATCTTGTCTCGGTGACTGCGGGGGTTTCGTACACTGTTTCCGGGTATGCTAAAGTGGGCGAACGCATATCCGCCGCGATACAGATGGGATCGGACAACGGTGTTTTCGCGGGCCAAACCGCCAATTTTAATTTCAGCACGGGCGTTATTTCGGGGCAATCTGGAACCGCCACCTTCGCTATGACGTCCGTAGGCGGGGGCTGGTACCGTTGGTCAATTACCGCTGCGGCGTTGGTAACGGGCGCTCCGTTTATTCGTTTTCAACTTATCGGCCCTGCAGGAGCCGTTTCGTACACCGGGGACGGTACATCCGGTCTGTTCATTTGGGGCGCGCAGTTCGAAGCCGTCACCTACCAGACGCTGCCCTCGACGTATAACAGCACCAGTCCACCCAACCTCCTCGGCTTCACGGAGGAGTTTGACAACGCCGGTTGGACAAAAACCGGCTCTACTATAACCGCCAACGCTACAACTTCGCCTGACGGCACAGTAAACGCCGATAAGCTGGTGGAGAATACAGCCGTCTCCACGCAACACCGTGTCCAGCAAGCGGTAACAACTGTTAGCGGCACAAGGTATACCTACACCGCATACTTAAAAGCGGGTGAACGCACAGTTGTTACGATGCGTGCTATCGGCGCATCAACTTTTGCCGGCTGCACCATAAACCTTACCGCAGGCACTATTTCGGCAATTACAGGTACTGCCACGATAACCAACGCGGGCAACGGATGGTATCGAGTATCAGTAACCGGCACGGCGGATAGCACGACAACAACTTGTTATGTAAATCTTACGGATGGCTCGTCTATTACGTATACGGGCGACGGCGTGTCCGGCGCATTCCTCTGGGGCGCGCAGCTTTCCAACTCTGCCAGCGTCGACCCTTACGTCTACAACCCCGGCGCGGCACCGACCAGCACGGCCTACTACGGCCCGCGCTTCGACTACAACCCCGTCACGCTCGCGCCAAACGGCCTGCTAATCGAGGAGCAGCGAATCAACCTGATGCCGTACAGCGACGGCACGGTGGGCTGGGCGGTTTCTCCGGGCGGCTCACTCGTTGTTACGGCAAACGCTGCCACTAGCCCGGACGGGACAAGCAACGCTACAAAAATTGCCACTGGCGATACACTAAATAACGGCCACTCTTTGTATAAACTTTTTTCAGGTGCCGTAAACACTGTTTACACCGGCTCTGCATACCTGAAGGCGGGCGAATATACCCGCGCTCAGATTAACTTTGAAAACAGCGCGTTTGCTAACCTTGCATACGGCGCTCTATTTGACTTGAGCAACGGGACTATTGTTGCAACTACTGCGTCAACAACTGCCACTATTACCAATGCCGGAAACGGTTGGTATCGCTGCACAGTCACGGCAACTTCTGACGCAGACGGCGGAAACTATGTTTTTGTGGTTTCGCCAAAGCCGGCAACCCAAACGACTTTCGGAGCCACTTACACCCCTGTCTCGGTCGGTTTGGGCGTATTCCTCTACGGTGCGCAGGTTGAAGCCGGTGCATTCGCCACCAGCTACATCCCCACCGTAGCCTCCACGGTCACACGCGCGGCTGACGTTGCGTCGATGACGGGTACGAACTTCTCAAGCTGGTACAACCAGAGCGAGGGGACGATTATCCCGCAGTTTGTTGCCACTACAACGGGCCGCAACTCAACGGGCGGTAGCGACTTCCCGTTTGTGTACGACATTGACAGCGCAGCAGCGTCTAACTCCAGTCATCAGCTACTCTTGTCTGCTGGTTACGGCCCCGGTTGGAACGAGGGTACTGCTATTCTCGGTGTCTCTCAGGTGTCGTTCCAAGATGCAATGACCCTTGGAAACACCAGCGTCCGCAAGATTGCATATGCCTACCAGACAAACAATTTTGCCGGATGCGCAAACGGCGGCACGGTATTAACCGACACATCAGGCACTCTGCCCTCCCCCGACCGGATGAGTATTGGCAACCAGAACGCCGTTGGCTCAAATGTCTTCACGGGCTACATCCGCACCCTTACCTACTACCCCTCCCGCCTCACCAACGCGCAGCTACAGGCATTGACCGCATGATCGACCTGTATCTCATGACCGCCACCGAAGCCGAGATGACTGCCGCGCTGCTGGCTGCGGGTGTCATTGACGATGAAGGCAACCCGGTGTCTGGCGTGTCGCTCGATCACATCGGGCCATTCAGCCGCGTGACGGGCTACGACAAGGCCGACGAGCCTATCGTGGTGGACTACCCCGGCTGGCACACCAATCTGCGCGGCAGCTTCAGCGACGAGCAGCTTGCCGAGTTGACACCGTTGAGCGTCGAGCCAACAGTTCCCCATCGCGTGTGGGCATAGGAGAGTAATATGCGACCGAGCCGAGGTATGGGCGATATGAAAGCGTCAAAGATGAAAAATATGGCCAAGGGCGGTCAGCCCAAGCTTGACATTTCTAAAGCTATCAAGAAGCCCGGTGCCCTGCGGTCGGCCCTTGGGGCTAAGAAGGGTGAGCCGATTCCAGCGAAGAAGCTGGAAAAGGCCACTAAGGCTCCCGGTAAGCTCGGACAACGCGCTCGTTTTGCAGAAATGCTAAAAGGCTTCAAGAAGGGTAAGTAAGATGGCTAAAGGTGGTTCGCCCATGGGCGGCGGCGGCTTCGGCGGTCAGCAACAAGGCGGCTTTGGCGGTCAGCAACAAGGCGGCTTTGGCGGTCAGCAACAAGGTGGCTACGGCGGCGGCTTTGGCGGTATGCTAGGGCAGAGTAGCGGTGGGTTCCAGCCCTCCCGCCAGAACTTTAACCAGATGCCCCAGCAGCAGCAGAACTTCGGCGGCTTTGATGGTGGCTACGGCATGCCTCAGCAGCAGCAGAACTTCGGCGGCTTTGGTGGCGGCTATAATATGTCCCAGCAGTACACTGATGACGGTAGCGGTTATGGCGGCGGCTACGGTATGCCCCAGCAGCTTCAGCAGTTCCAGCAGCAGGCGCGTCAGTATCAGCAGCCCATGCAGCGGTTCCAGCAGCCTCAGCGGTTTCAGCAGCAGCGTCAGTATCAGCAGCCTCAGCGGTTCCAGCAGCAGATGCCCCAGACGGATATGGTAAGCAACGCCGCGATGCCCCAACAGGGCTTTGGTGGCTATGGCCCCGGTGTCGCCAACTACGGCGGCGGTGCTCCGCAGCAGGACTTCGGTCCCTCTCAAGCTGCGGCCCAGAACGCTGCTCTACAGAACATGGGTATGCGCCAGTCAGACGGTGGTATGGACGCGGGCATGGGTGAAGCTAACCGGATATCTGCTGAACGGAATATGGCAGAACGCGCAGCGCGAGCGAATCAACCTCCTGCAAGTATGCAAGACCTTTTTAACGCGCTTCGAAGTCAGCAGAGCGGTATATCAGGTAGTGGTTCGCAGCAGATAGCACAGCAATCCCAGATGCCACCCGCACCCAACATGAATCAGACTTTCCCTGAAGATCAACGTATGCAGTTTATGCGTATGATGCAGCAGACGAACTTTAGTGGTGGGCGACCCTATGGACGCAGCGAGTACACACAGAGGTACTAATGGCCCGGTCAGATGAACCCAAGTGGAAACGCATTGTCGCCAGTGTTAAAGCTGGCGGCAAAGGCGGCAATCCGGGTCAATGGTCTGCTCGTAAGGCTCAGCTTGCAACGCAGCAGTACAAGAAAACTGGTGGCAGTTATAGCGGCCCTAAGACGGAAGCGCAGAAGTCCTTGTCTAAGTGGACCAAGGAGGACTGGGGTACTAAGTCTGGCAAACCCTCCACGCAGGGTTCCAAAGCTACCGGCGAAAGGTACTTGCCGAAGAAAGCAAGGCAGGCACTGACATCCAGCGAATACTCTGCTACAACCAAGGCGAAACGCGAAGGCACCGCTGCGGGTAAGCAGTTCACGAAGCAGCCCAAGGCCATAGCTGAAAAGACTGCGAAATTTAGATGACCACATCCGGCACCTCCACATTCAACCTAAACTTAAACGAACTCGTAGAAGAGGCGTTTGAGCGTTGTGGTGCCGAGCTTCGGTCTGGTTACGACCTGCGTACCGCCCGTCGTAGTCTCAACCTACTCACCATCGAGTGGGCAAACCGTGGTATCAACCTGTGGACTGTCGAGCAGGGGTCGATCCCCATGGTACAGGAACAGATTGTCTATGACCTGCCAGTAGATACGATTGACCTGTTCGACCAAGTCATCCGCACACAGTCGGGACAGCAGGGGCAGACGGACATCAACATCAGCCGTATCAGCGCCGATACCTACATCACGATCCCGAACAAGAACGCTCAGGGTCGTCCCATTCAGGTATGGATCAACCGTCAGTCAGGTGCGAGCTATCCGGTTACTGGCGCGAAGCCGCCGCAGATCAACGTGTGGCCTGCCCCGGATCAGAGCAACTACTACATCTTCTTCTACTACCGTCTGCGCCGCATTCAGGATGCCGGTAGCGGTATCACGACACAGGACATCCCGTTTCGCTTCTTGCCGTGCATGGTGGCTGGTCTGGCGTATCATCTGTCGAAGAAGATTCCCGGCGCGCTTGAGCGTACTCAGATGCTCAAGATGGAGTACGAAGAGTTGTGGCAGCAAGCCGCTGACGAGGACCGCGAAAAAGCCCCGCTGCGTATCGCGCCGCGACAGATGTTCTACTAGGGGGGTCTGTGCCAAATAGATTTGCCTCTGGTAAGTGGGCTATCTCGGAGTGCGACCGCTGTGGTCAGCGCTATAAGCTGAAGCGTCTTCGTAGCCTTGTCATCAAGACGAAGAACGTCAACATCCTCGTGTGCCCGGAATGCTGGGAACCAGATCAGCCGCAGCTTCAGCTTGGTATGTACCCGGTTGATGATCCTCAAGCGCTGCGTAACCCCCGCCCTGACGTCAGCTATTATCAGTCTGGACTCAATATAAACGGTAACCCCAGTGACGGTAGCCGTATAATTCAGTGGGGATGGAACCCAATTGGGTTTAGTAATCCTCTGGGTTTATCTGGGCTTCCAGATACGCTATTAGCAACTGGTCAAGTAGGGACCGTAACGATTACGATAGGGAGTTAGCAATGGACAAGAAAGACCTAAAGCAGGACAAGGCTACCGCAGCGGTGGCTGTTCACAAGCACGAGCGCGCGAAGCACAAGGGTGCACCGCTGACTAAGCTCGCCAAGGGCGGTAAGACCAACGCACAGATGCTGGCCATGGGCCGTGGCCTTGCGAAGGTTGCAAACCAGAAGAAATCAGTCCGCAAGGTTCCTAAGGACATGGGGAAGGTCGATAAAAATGGCTAAGTTCAGCATGAAGGTAGGTGGCAACGAAGTTGGCCCTGCCAGCGTCTACGCCAAGCCCCATACGATGTCCGGCGGCACTGAGATCAGTCTCGGTAACAACGGCTATCCGAACAACGTGGCTAACACCCAGACCGAACGTACCCGTGGTACCAAGAATACCACTCGGGGTTACGGACATAGCAAGAAGATGGGCTGATGGACTACGCTGCTCTGTTCGAGACCATCAAGGGATACGTCGAAAACGACTTCCCTAATACCTCGTGGACCGACTCTACTGGGTCGGGTACGGTGACGTTGACGTCTACCGAACAGATCAACACGTTCATCGAACAAGCCGAGCAGCGAATCTTCAATACGGTTCAGCTTCTGGACCTACGGAAGAACGTGACTGGCAACTGCACAGTCAGCAACAAGTACCTCTCGGTGCCTTCCGACTGGCTGGCTAACTTCTCTATTGCTGTGATCGACGGCAGTGGTAACTATGAGTATCTGCTCAACAAGGATGTGAACTTCATCCGGCAGGCGTTTCCAAATCCCAACGATACGGGTCTCCCGTATTGCTACGCCTACTTTGACGAGAACTCGTACATCCTCGGCCCTACGCCTGATGCCAGCTACGCAGTGGAGCTACATTACTTCTATTACCCACCGTCCATCGTGACGGCTGGTACGTCGTGGCTTGGAGATAACTTCGACAGCGTGTTACTCTATGGCTCTCTGCTTGAGGCTTACACCTTTATGAAGGGTGAGCAGGATGTTATAGCCGGTTACCAGAAGCGCTACGATGAAGCGCTGGGTATGCTCAAGCAGCTTAGCGAAGGCAAGAATCGTCAGGATATGTATCGCAGCGGGCAAGCTCGCTATCCAGTGGGGTAATATGTTCAATCTCGCAACAGGTAACGTCGGTAGTGTTATGGTGATGGCCACTGAAGGGCGTGGTTTCACGCCTGAGGAAATTGCCGAACGCGCACTTGACAAGATCATCTATATCGGCAGTCAGACGCACCCGGCTATCCGAGATCAGGCTGAAGCCTTCAAGTGCAGCATTCGCCAAGTGCTTACTCAATACATGCACGAAGCTGTGCGGTCTCATAATGTGACCTTGGTAAACAAGTTCAAACAGGCAGGGCACCCAGAGCTAATCCCCATTCTAGACGCATAAGGAGATCACACCATGGCGATAACACAGGCAATGTGCACTAGCTTTAAGGCCGAGCTTATGCTTGCCGTGCACGACTTTCGACTGACCAGTGGCGATACGTTCAAGCTGGCGCTGTACACCTCGGCTGCTTCGATTGATGCAAACACCACGGCGTATACCTCGTCGAGTGAAATCTCGTCGTCGGGCACCAACTACACCGCTGGTGGTGGTACGCTGGTTAATCTCGGCGTGACTGCATCCAACACCTCGGCCTCGGCGGGTACTGGTTTTACCGATTTCACTGATCTTACCTTCGCTAATGCCACCATCACGGCTCGCGGCGCGTTGATCTATAACACCACGCCATCGGCTAACGGGACGGCAAATACGACGCTTACCAACGCTGCGGTGGCTGTGCTGGACTTCGGTTCTGACAAGACCTCCACGGACGGGGACTTTACGATTATCTTCCCCACGGCTACTAATACCACCGCAATCATCCGTATTGCTTAGGATTAACGATGGCCCTTGTTCTCGCTGATCGCGTTCGCGACACTACCACTACGACTGGTACTGGTACGGTAACGCTCAGCGGGACCGCCCCCACAGGGTATCAGACGTTTGCCACTGGTGTTGGTAACGCCAACACTACCTACTACACGATCAATGCAGGCTTTCAGTGGGAAGTCGGTATTGGTACCTTCACGACGTCAGGGAACACACTCACGCGTACTACGGTGCTTTCGTCGAGTAGCGGTGTGTCACTGGTGGATTTTGCTGTTGGTACCAAGGACGTCTTTGTAACCTACCCTGCCGAGAAATCGGTAAACTACGACAGCAACGGCTACGTCGGGATCGGCACAACAGCACCCGCGTATCTCCTCGATGCACAACAGACCCTCAACGGCACGGGCGGCATCAATTACCTTAACGCGAGTACGGGCGCATCTTCCGCTGCGACAATCAGCGCCGAGGCAGGGGGCAGCTACTTCTACCACAAGGTGACCCGCGCGACGGGTGTGGTGCAGTTTCGTGGCATCATTGCGACGACGCTCAATCAGGACTTCACCACACAGATTTTCCGCAGTACTGGCGGAACCGAATACGCACGTATCAACAGCGCGGGTCTCGTCGGGATCGGGACGAGTACGCCTGCGAAAATGCTCTCTGTATACCAAAACCAAGGTGGCCTGCGTCTTACCCACGATTTCCTCGTTACGGATTACTCTGAAATCTCGGTCACGACTGGGGGGTTAACAGGTACGTCAGCGATGATCCGCTCGTATCGTGCTGCAACTGATGGCTTTGGTAACGAGGGTGACCTTCGTTTCTACACAAATACCGGTTTAACTTCGGCGGCTACTGACGCAGTTGAGGTGATGCGCATCGACCGGAGTGGCAACGTCGGGATCGGGACGACTGCGCCTGTTGGCCGCTTAACGATCCAAGGCGCGGCTGGAACTAACGGCATTAATCAAGGCATTGGTCTTTTATACTCAAACGGGTCACAGTTTGGCGCATTGGGTCTAAACAACAGCTCAGGCTGGCCGCAACTTATGGCGCGAGCCAGTGCAGGACTTACTTTTCACGTTAACTCTGATTTGCTGACAACGGGCGAGGCCATGCGCATCGACACCAGCGGCAACGTCGGGATCGGGACGACTGCGCCAACTGCAAAGTTAGATGTTGCTGCGGCTGCCTTTACTGGTGGCCCATTAATCGGCGCTCGCTACAATACAGCCAACCTTCGAATGGGCATTGGAATTGCTAACGCCAACGGTTTTCCGTTTGTTGGTGTTAATGTAAACAACGCTGCCGACGACAACGGAACATTTGATATTAACGCTCGGGCTGCTCGTCTCCGCATGGACAGTGGCACTTTTCAGTTTGAGACATCGTCCGTTTCTGGAACTGCTGGTAACGCGATCACTTGGAACACTAGTGCTTATATAGATGCCTCTGGCAATGTCGGGATCGGGAACACTTCGCCAACGTGCGCGCTAGATGTTACGGGCCAAATCGCAACTCGTGGGGCTGTCGGCGGATTTGTTGTGGTATCTCGCGACGGCAGTGGCGCAGACTGGAGCCTCTATAATCCGAGCGGCGATGACCTCCGCATTTTTGGAAACAGCGCCGATAGGTTGACGGTAACCAACGCAGGCGACGTCGGGATCGGGACGAGTGCGCCAGCCGTCAGGCTAGATGTTTCTGGTGGTGGCATCCGTGGACAGGCACTGGATGCTACGGGGTCTCCCGCACTGTTTACATCCACAGGCGGCGGCGTTCTCTACCACAACGGCGGCGGCGCTGTGGTTTTGCGGGCATATGCCAATGCCAGCGGTACCGCTGGAGAGTTGACTTTTAACACGAATGCCGCCGAGCGTATGCGCATCGACGGCAGTGGCAACGTCTTAATCGGTTCAACGGCGGCAAGCGGCCTCGGTACGAAAACTAAATTTAGTACGAATGGCGGTGCCGGTGCGTATAATGGTTCAATTGGCTCAGTGGTAGGCAGCGGCACCGGAGCAATTGATACGGCAATTCCAATTAACCAATATGCTGGCGGCGCAGCAGTTCTTTTAATGGCAAGTCGCAACACATCTGATGGAACTAACACAGACAGCGCGGTTTACATGATAAGGTTCTTTTATGATGGCAACAACGCGCCGACGACGACTTTTATTGCTGGCACAAACTTCCTTACTTTTGGCGTTAGCGGATCGCAGACATTGACAGTCACTAACGCTGGCGGTGGAAACGGTGTTTACGCTTGGTTTGGTAACAAGTAACGCAACTCGAAGGAGAATAGCTAATGACCATCACCAACACATGGGCCGTCGTGCAGATGGACGCCTACCCGGAATACGAAGGCGAACCCGATGTCGTCTTCACGGTCCACTGGACCCTCTCCGGCACTGACGGCACCTACAGCGGCAGCAGCTACGGCTCCGTGGGCATCACGCTCACCGAAGGTAGCACCTTCACACCCTACGCCGACCTGACGCTCGATCAGGTGCTGGGCTGGGTCTGGGCAAACGGCGTGGACAAGGACGCAACCGAAGCCAACGTCGCCGCCCAGATCGAAAACCAGATCAACCCGACCGTGGTAACCCCGCCTATACCTTGGAAGGCATAACTCGGAACTATACCTTGGAAGGAATAACATGGAACTGACCCTCAAGCTGTCCGTCGAAGAGATCAACGCCGTCTTGCAGACGCTGGGCAACCTGCCCACGTCGTCAGGTGCATGGCCCCTCGTCGTCAAGGTCAAGGCACAGGCCGAGGCGCAGGTTAGCGCAGAAGCTAGCAGCGACGACTAAGCATGACTGCCCCGCTGCCTCGCTGGATGAAGACGGCAACGCTGTTTCGCGGGCTGAAGGAAGTCCCCGGCCCGCGCCATAACCCGACGATCTTGGGCTGGCTTGGGTCGTTGCGGGCGTGGTGGCGTGATGACGAGACGCCTTGGTGCGGTGTGTTCGTAGCCTACTGCATGAAGGAGGCGGGTCTCCCGTATCCCAAGCTGTATATGCGGGCGAAGGCATGGTCAGACTATGGCGCGCTACTTCGACCCGATTCGCTCTCACCGGGTGCTATCCTTGTCTTTGACCGGGCTGGTGGCGGGCATGTTGGTTTCTACGCTGGCGAGGACGCAGGACACTATTTCGTGCTTGGCGGCAATCAGGCCAACGAGGTCAGCGTCATGAAGCTGGGCAAGACGCGGTTAGTTGCATCTCGTTGGCCGAAGGGCGAGCCTGTGCTAGGTAAGCCTGTGCTGATGAAGATCGGCGCTGTTTCCACCAACGAGCAATAGGAGGCTCTATGTATATCGTGAACTTCGCTCTTAAGCGCCTAAAAGAACCATCGACCTATGCTGGTCTGTCGGGTCTCGCGCTGGCGCTGGGTGTTTCTGGTGATCTCTACGCCGCTGTATCGTCGGCCCTTGCTGCCGTTGCCGGGTTGATTGCTATCGTCTTGGCCGAAAACGCCGAGTGATAAAGTTTCTGTCGTCCCTGATGGCGCTAATTGAGCGAGTCTTTGCTCATTTTGACCAAGAGCGCTGGAAGCAGCAGGGACGACAGGAAACGGTAAAGGAAGCGGAAGATGCCCTACAGCGCCAGATCGACATGGGTGAGGCGGCTATCGCTGTGCCTGATCCTATCCGCGACGAGCGGCTGCGTAACCGGTTTGACCGTTCCCGCGCCCGTGAATAGCTACTGTGCGATTGCCGCGCCTATTGGTTACGACACCACTAGGGACACGCCGAAAACGGTAGCTGCTATCGAGGTGCACAATTCTAAGTGGGTTTGTCTGTGCGAACAGGATTGCCCGAATACTTACTAACAACGCAGAAAGTGGTATACCTCTAGGGCGCTAGGAGAAAGGAGCCTAAAATACCCCATGTTTGGCTTCTCTCCCTTTGCAAGCGCACCGTTTGCCTTTCCCGGTACTGAATCGGTAGCTGTCACTGTAACCGGTGTATTGGCCACAGGTGCGCTCGGTACGGTAGTTGTCCGTATACCGAAACAGGTTAGCGTCACTGGCGTCTCGGCTACCGCTACTGCGGGCATAGTTAATGTCTCGGCTAAGGCTTCGGTTACTCTTACCGGTGTTTCTGCTGCGGGTGCGCTGGGTACCGTTACAACCCGGACAGTCAATAATATCCAAGTCACTGGTGTTTCGGCTACCGCTACGGCAGGTACTGCTACCGTTGTGGCTAAGGCTTCAACCACTGTAACCGGCGTATCAGCTACCGCTACGGCAGGTACTGCTACCGTTGCGTCTAAGGCTTCAGTCACTGTAACTGGTGTATCTGCTACCTGCTCTGTGGGTTCGGTATTCATTACCATACCAAAACGGGTTGACGTCACTGGTGTCTCTGCTTCGGGTAGTGTCGGTACAGCTACAGTAGTAGGCAGTTCCAATGTATTCCCAATTGGTGTACAGGCTGTTGGATCAATTACGAGTGCTCTGGTCTGGGGAGTTATTAACGACAACCAAACCCCGAACTGGACGCAGATTATAGACGGTAATCGTTATGAAGGTCCTCGGGGCGGACTCTTCGGCTTTGGCGCTTTCGGTGAGGTTCCACTCGCCAGCCTTGGGTTTGACGACGTACCTGTGGAGCAGTGGAGAACAGTTAACGACGGTAACACCGTTGTTTGGGTACAGATAGCGACGTAAGGAACTGAGATGGCAAGTACGTATAGCACCCTCAAAATCCAGCTAATGGCCACGGGTGAGAACTCGACCACATGGGGTGACGTCACGAACGTCAATCTGGGTACTGCGCTAGAAGAAGCAGTTGTTGGTTCCGCTGACGTTACTTTTGCCAGCGCTGACGTCACGCTGACCTTGTCCAACACTAACGCCTCCCAGACGGCGCGCAACCTGCGTCTTCGCTGCACGGGGGCAACGGGGGGCGCTTCTCGCAACCTCATCGTGCCCAGCATTGAGAAGCCGTATATCGTCAAGAACGACTGCGCGGACAACATTGTCATCAAGACTTCGGCTGGTTCTGGCGTCACCATCCCGACAGGTAAGACTGCATGGGTCTACGGCAACGGTACTGATGTGGTGGACGTCACCACGCACCTGTCGTCGCTCACGCTTGCTACGGCTCTGCCTCTTCTTTCTGGTGGCACGGGGTCCAACACAGCGGCGGGTGCACGGACTAACCTTGGTATTGGCACGATCTCCACGCAGAACTCAAACGCTGTCACCATTACTGGTGGCTCCATCACTGGTATTACCGATCTGGCTATCGCTGACGGCGGCACGGGTGCAAGTGATGCGGCTACTGCACGTACTAATCTCGGTCTTGGCTCCCTTGCCGTCCTCTCGTCGATCAACAACTCTAACTGGTCCGGCACTGTTTTATCTGTTGCTAACGGCGGCACGGGTGCAAGTGATGCGGCTACTGCACGGTCTAATCTCGGGGCGGGTACTGTTACGAGTGTAGCTACAACGGGTACGGTCAACGGGATCACGCTGACTGGCTCAGTAACTACCTCAGGTACGCTTACGCTTGGCGGCACACTCTCTGGTGTTGCTCTTGGTTCGCAGGTCTCTGGTACGCTGCCTATTGCCAATGGTGGGACGGCGGCAACTACCGCCGCTGGTGCGCGTACTTCGCTTGGTTCAACCACGCTGGGTGACAACCTTTTCATCATAACCAACCCAAGCGCCGTTACGTTCCCACGGTTTAATGCCGACAATACCGTCTCTGCACTCGACGCTGCGACTTTCCGAAGTGCGATTGGTGCGGGTACTAGCTCGGCTACGGGTACTGTTACTAGCGTAGGCGGCACCGGTACGGTTAACGGCCTAACCCTTACGGGCACAGTCACCACATCGGGTTCGCTCACTCTCGGCGGCACCCTGTCCGGCGTTGCTCTTGGTTCACAGGTCTCCGGCACACTGCCTATCGCCAACGGTGGGACGGCGGCAACCACCGCCGCAGGTGCACTTACTTCGCTCGGGGCTTACGCCGCCAGCAACCCGTCAGGTTTCACTTCAAATACAGGTACGGTGACATCAGTTGGTACAACGGGCAGCGTCAACGGGATCACGCTGACTGGGACAGTCACTTCTTCGGGTACACTTACCCTTGGTGGCACACTCTCCGGCGTCTCGCTCACTTCGCAGGTCACGGGCACACTGCCTATCGCCAGCGGCGGTACAAACTCCACCTCGGCGGGGGGTGCGCGCACTGCGCTTGATGTCCCTTCCACTGGCGGTTCCGGTGCCACCGGCACTTGGGGTATCAATATCTCGGGTAATGCCGCGACCGCCACTTCGGCTACTACGGCTGGGTCGGCTACTACGGCGGGATCAGCCACTACGGCTACGTCAGCTACGAACGCTACGAACGCCGCTAACCTAGTCACAACCAACTTCTCCATCGAGGAGAGTGGCGGCTTCCTGTACATTAAGTACGGAGCAGCTACCATCGTGCGGATTGACAGCGCAGGAACTATCATCTCCGAAGGTAACGTCACAGCTTACGGAACCATCTAATGGCACTACCGAGCAGCGGGCCACTTTCACTGGCAGATATTCAGACCGAGTTTGGGGGTAGCAACCCCATCTCGTTGAGCGAGTATTACGCTGGTGGTGGGCTGGTGCCTCCCGGTACAACCGGGACTTACGGGGCTGTGCCTTCAAGCGGTGAAATTAGTATCCGTAACTTCTACGGTACAGCAGCGACGGGGCCGCTATCTATAATCATCAGTCCATCTAGCCTGTACAATATCTTTTCGGGTACTGGCACTGTAACCAGTGATCCGGCTACTGGCATTGCTAGCGGTGGTTCTGGAGGCTATTCATACGCTTGGACGTTTGTGTCTGGTAATAGCTACACAATCAACAACCCTTTTACTGACACGGCTACCTTCTCCACTTTCCTTAGCGCTGGGCAATTTAAGAGCGGGAATTACCGTTGCACTGTAACTGATAGCTCTAGCGCTACAGCTTTTGCAGATATACAGGTTGATCTGGAGGCGTTCTAATGCCGTTCATCAAACTCCAGTTTAAGCCCGGTGTGAACCGCGATCAGACCGACTACTCCAACGAGGGCGGCTGGTACGAGTGCGACAAGATCAGGTTTCGTTCGGGATACCCCGAGAAGATTGGCGGCTGGGTTAAGTACACACCCACTGCGTTCAACGGCGTATGCCGCCAGATGTGGAACTGGATCACTTCGTTCAGTGATAATCTTCTAGCGCTTGGCACCGACACTAAAGCGTATATCGAGAATGGCGGCTACTACTACGACATTACTCCGTTTGGTGACGCGCTTGCCGGGTCTAATACCTTTGCGGTGACCAACACCCTTAGCGTGGTTACGGTAACAACCACTACTCCACTACCTTCTTGGCTGGTGACTGATGAACCCGTGCTTGTCGCTGGGTTTGCGTCTGCTCTTGGTGGCATCCCCATCACTGAACTCAACGGGGTTCATACGATCATAAAGCTCGGGGCTAACAGCTTTACGTTCACAACGGCCACTCCGGCTACGTCTACTACGTCCGTCAGTGGCGCTGGCTACACGGTGAAGGCTGAAATCGAACCGGGCAATGCTATTACGATTGCCGGTGTCGGCTGGGGTGCAGGTACTTGGGGCCGTGACGCTTGGGGTCTGGGTACTACCGCAGCGGGCATCAACTTGCCACAGCGAGACTGGTGGTTCGACAATTTCGATAACGACCTTGTTATGAACATTCGCAACGGTGCACCTTACTGGTGGGTGCGTGGGGCTGTCGATGACCCCCAAAGTGCACTGGCTACACACGCCATCAGCCTGCAGGATTACGCAATTGGCGAAGGATATACGGCTGCTTCTGTGCCAGTGCAGGTCATGCAGTTGCTGGTATCCCAGCAGGACAAACACCTTATTGCCTTTGGTGCAGTGCCGTTCGGTTCGACAAGCACGGCGGACTTTGACCCGCTGCTTATCCGCTGGGCCGACCAAGATACTCCGGGTGACTGGACTCCTACCCCCACCAACACTGCTGGTGACCTGCGTATCTCTCGTGGCTCACGGATCGTGCGCGCCATGCCGACCCGGCAGGAAGTCTTGGTTTGGACCGATACCAACCTCTACACGCTCCAGTTCCTCGGTACGACGGATGTGTTTGGCCTGCAAGAATACGCAGACAATATCTCAATTGCCTCTTCCCGGAGCATGGGTTCGGCTGCAAACATTACCTACTGGATGGGCCAAGATAAGTTCTATGCCTATACCGGTCGCGTCGAGACACTACCCACTACCCTGCGCAACCATGTCTTCAATAACATCAACTTCGACCAAGCTGATCAGATTATCTGCGGTACTAATGAGCAGTGGAACGAAGTGTGGTGGTTCTACCCAACGGCGGACAGCAACTATAACAATGCCTATGTTATCTATAACCATCTAGAGCGCATCTGGTACTATGGTTCGATTGACCGCACGGCTTGGCTCGATACTCCGCTACGGCGCTACCCACAGGCTGCTAATACGCCAGTCACATTAGCTGGCGGCACTGTGACTACGGGTGACGGCTACCTCTATAACCACGAGAACGGTCTTAATGACGATGTGCTGCCTATGGACAGCTACATCCAGTCGTCGGACTTTGACCTTGATGACGGGGACAACTTCATGCTGACCCGGCGTATACTGCCTGATATTCAGTTTGATGGGTCTACCGCTACGTCTCCTGAAGTGACGCTTACCGTGCGCCCACGCAATTTCCCCGGTAGTGCGTTTAGTTCGGATGCTGCGGATACCCAGCGCGTCATTGAGACCACAGTTGGCACTTATACCGATCAGGTCTTTATGCGCGCTCGTGCCCGCCAGATGGCATTCAAGGTACGGTCGGAGAGTCTCGGTGTTCAATGGCAACTTGGCGCACCGCGCCTTGATGCGCGGCAGGACGGTCGTCGCTAATGGCTCTCGATAAGTTCCGGGCTTCTCCGCTGCCTAACCCTCCGGCAGCTTACGACCCACAGTTCTTCCGCCAGTTCATGCGTGTGCTGGAGACCTACTTCTCGCAGCTAGATTCAAACACCCCTAACAACGCTCAGAAGTACACGGCAGACAGCTTCCAGCTTAATACTGACTCGACGGTAGTTCCCAGTATAGGAAATATATCTTGGAATAACGTCGATATGACCGCAGACTTGGGAATGGAGTACGGTGTCATCCAGCAGGTCGGGCTGGAGCAATACGCTAGGGTTGCAAACTTCACCGGGGTTACGATCCCCAACGGCACCGTCGTTGGCTTCACAGGGGCAGTGCCTGATAGTGCCTTGTCAGTCTCCCCTTACCTCGCCAACGGCGCAACAAACACGCTGTATGTCGTTGGCGTCATGACGCACGATTTGCCCGATAGCGGGGATAGGGGCTACTGCACCACATTCGGCTTTGTGCGCGATGTAAACACCAGCGCATTTGCTCTCGGTGACGTTCTCTACGCCTCCCCGACAGTTGCTGGCGCATTCACTAACGTAAAGCCAACGGCACCGAACAACGTCGTTCCAGTGGCGGCGGTGTTGCAGGTCGGCACGACCGATGGCATTATCTTTGTGCGCCCGACAATTGAGCAGCAGATTTACTACGGCGAGTTTACCAAGCTGGACACGCAATCGCCCGCAGCGGCTAACACGGCGTATGCGTTGGTTTTTACCAACACCGAGATTGCCAACGACGTTTCTTTGGGTACGCCTGCGTCCCGCGTTGTTATCGCCAACGCCGGTCTCTACAACATTTCGGTGTCGGTGCAGATCACTTCCACCAACTCATCCCAAAAATCTGTTTGGGTCTGGCTACGCAAGAACAATACCGCTGACATCCCCAACTCCGCGCGGGTCGCGTCGATCACGCTCAACAACGGCTATCTGGTAGTATCGCTCAACGAAGTAGTATCACTGCTGGCTGGCGATTTTATCGAAGTGATGTATGCTTCAAACAGTACCAACGTCAGCATAGCAACCGTCGCCGCGACGGCCTTTGCGCCAGCAGCGCCCGCTGTTATATTGGCCGTTACGCAGACCGAACAATAGAAGCTTTAGTTTTGAGCAGATAGCCACTATAAGCGTAGGTATAAGGTAGAAAGTAATCATGATGGACATGCAGGCTGCTCCGCCGACATATACCCCAGCAGGCGGTGCTCGTCCCCCGACTGGTAATCCCCCTATGCTTGGCGCGCAGGTTCCCGGCATGACTGGCGGCTTACCCGCGCAGGGTGGCCTCTCTGTGCTTGCTAATCCGATGGCGCAGCAGCTTCAGAGCTATGGGCGCGGTGACGACTCCATGCTGGTCCACATGACACCCGGCGAGGTCAACAGCCTTCAGGGCCTCGCCATGGCTGCAGGCGGCTCACTTACCATTAACCCCGATACGGGCCTACCCGAAGCTGGCTGGCTGGGTAACTTGCTGCCGATGATAATCGGTGCCATTGCAACTCCCCTTACTGGCGGTCTTATTAACCCGCTCACTGCCAGCGCTATCATGGGTGTGGGTACTGCGGCAGTTACAGGTGATCTTACCAAGGGGCTTATGGCGGGCCTTCAGACTTACGGTGGGGGTGCTCTTGGTGCTGCAGCGGGTCTTGGTGCTGGTTCGTTTGGTATTGGCGCAGCAGGTGCGGGTGCGGCGGGTACTGGTGCTGGAACATTGGCTAACCTTAGCCCTGCAATGCAGGGCGCTATTAGTACGCCTTTGACAACGGCAGCAGCCCCAGCCCTAGCTCAAGTTCCTACGGGCCTTGCGGGAGGAGCTTTAAGTGCTGTCCCCGCCGCTGCTCCCGCCGCTAGTCTTGCTGCCCCCGCTGGTTCGGCTGTGGCGAAAATGGGCCTTAGTCCCGCCCTTGCTGCGAGTGCACCGCTGCCGCAATTGGCTTCGGCTGCGACTCCGGCGCTAGGGCAAGTGGCTACCGGCATGCCGGGTCCGGGT